CGGCGGCCATCGCAGCCGAGCTCAAAAGCGCCTACGAGACCGCCACCGGCCGCACCGTCTACCCAGGCCAGGCCGAGCAGCTCCTGATCGACATCTGCGCCTACCGCGAAAGCCTGTGCCGCGCCGCCATCAACGAGGCCGCGCGGCAAAACCTCGTCGCCTTCGCCCGCGCGCCCATGCTCGACTACCTGGGCGAGCTGGTGGGCGTCGCGCGCCTGCCGGGCGAGGACGACGAGCGGCTGCGCGAGCGCATCCGCCTGGCCCCCGAGCATTTCTCCGTGGCCGGCCCGCGCCTGGCCTACCGCTACCACGCCATGACGGCGGATGCCTCGATCACCGACGTGGCCGTGCGCTCGCCCGAGCCTGGGCTCGTGGTGCTACACCCGCTCACCGCCTCCGGCCTGCCTTCCGCCGACATCAAGGCGCGCGTGCTTGCAGCCGCCTCCGCCGAGGACGTGCGGCCGCTGTGCGATACCGTCGAGGTGGCCGATCCGGTGGACTTCCCCTACAGCGTGGCCGCCACCGTCACCCCCTACACATGGGCCGATGCCGAGAGCGTGCGCGCCGCCGCCGAGGCCGCCGTGACCGCATTCTGCGCGACGAAAGCGCAGCGCCTGGGGCAGGACGTGACCCGCTCAGCGCTGATCGCCGCGTTGCACGTGCCGGGTGTCAAGCGCGTGGCGCTCGCGCACCCCGCCGCCGACATCGCCGCCGACGTGCACCACTGGACGCACGCCGCCAGCATCACCGTGACCGCCGCGGAGCCGGAAGATGACTGACCGCCGCTGGTATCCGGACGTCATCGCCACCGACGAGCGTCTGGCGGCGCTGGCCGACCTGTCGGCGCGGCTGGAGTCTCTGCCCGTCGAAAAGGCGCTCACCCACCTGCTGGATGCGGTGGACGAGCGGCTCTTGCCCGTGCTCGCCTACGGCTGGCACGTCACCGACCTCGAGGGCTGGCGGCTCGCCGACACGCCCGCGAAGCGCCGCCAGCTGCTCGCCCGCGCCATCGCCTTGCACCGCAAGAAAGGCACGCCGTGGGCCGTCAAGCAGGCGCTGGCAGCCGCTGGCTTCGGCGCGCAATCGCGCCTCATCGAAGGCCGCGCCATGCGGCGATACGACGGCAGCATCTTCGCCGACGGATCGGAGATTTACGGTGGCCACAGCTGGGCCGAGTATCAGATCGAGGTCGATCTTGGCGAGACCGCCGCGCTGGATGCGTCCACGCCGGGCATCGTTGCCAGCCTGGCGCGCGAGTGGGCTCCGGCATCCCGGCATCTGACGCGCCTGGCATGGCGCGCGGACGTATCCGACACCGCGCCAAGCGCCGACGCGCACACCGCTTGCGCGCACTGGCAGGGCGATGACCTGCGCCCTTGGCGGCGGTACTACGACGGCGCGCACCGCTACGACCAGGGCGCGCTGCTCACCTACAGCGGCCAGACCTTGGCCGACGGCACTCGGCTTTACCAGGGGTGGGCCGCCAACGACAGCCACTGGCGCGCAGGCGCGCCGGAGTCCGACACCACGCTGTCGCTCGCCTGGGCCGACACCGACCGCCAGCAGCGCTGGCCGCTGTACGACGGCGCCACGCAGGCCGACGGGCACACCGACTACGGCGAGGCCGCGCCCGTGGCCGAGGATGCCGTCATGCCCATCACCGTGCGCCGCCACGTGCGCTACGACGGCCGCCACCGCTACAGCACCCGGCGCTACGACGGCGCCATCACCGCGACGGGCGCGCACCGCTACGCCAGCGGCATCGCCGCCGCGGGCGATGTCATTACCTACCTGGAGGCTGCATGAGCTCTGTGCTGCTTGCCTTTGCCGCCATCCTGTGCGCTCTGATCGCTGCTGCCGTCCTGGCCGCAGCCAGGCGCCACACCGGGCGCGACGTCACCCCGCTGGAGCACGCCGCCATCGCCATCGGCGTGCAGGCCGCATGGGCCGCGCTCACCGGCGACTGGTGGGCGGGTGCGGCCATTGGCACCGCCATCTTCGTCGGGAGAGAGCACGCGCAGTCCGAGTCGCGCTTGCGCAAAGCCAGCCTGGCGCGCGGCGACTTTTGGGACGTGCTGCGCGCCTTCCGCCCCGCCATCTGGCGGCGCGGCGACGTGCTGGATGTCGCCGCGCCAGCCGTCGCCACCGTCACCATCGCAGGAGCCATCCATGCACTTGTCTGACACCCAGCCGCTCGCCGGCGAGTTTCGCCTGGCCATCTACCGCGCCGGGCAGCTCGTCGAGGAGTTCGTCGAGCCCAACCTCATCGTCAACGGCGCGAAAAACCAGCTCGCCCGCCTGGTGGGCGGCGCGGGCACTGGCCGCCACATCACGCACATCGGCTTTGGTATCGGCACGACGGCCGCCGCGCCCACGAATACGGGCCTGTCCGGCGCGTATTGGAAGCCCGTCACCAGCGTGAGCTACCCAGCCACCGGCCAGGCGGCCTTTGCCTGGAGCCTGTCCACCGCCGAGGCCAACGGCCTGGCCATCACCGAATTCGGCCTGCGCTGCGCCGACGGCACGCTCTTCGCCCGCAAGGTGCGCGGCGCCATCCACAAGAGCGACGACCTGTCGCTCACTGGCACCTGGACCATCATTTTCTAAGGAGGCCCCATGGCAAACGTCACCGAATCGTCGGTGTGGGAGTCCGGCATCTACCGGATCGAAACCACCGACCCCATCCTGGGCGGCGAAACCGGCACCGCCAACATCCAGGCCAAGCAGCTGGCCAACCGCACGCTCTACCTCAAGGCCCGCGCCGACCAGGTGGACGCCGCTGCCAGCGGCTACGGCAGCCTGCAAGCGCGCCTGGCCGTGCTGCAAAACAGTGTGGAGGCCGTCGGCACCGACATGGCCGACATGAGCCATACCGCCATCATGCAGGCGCTGGGGCTGGCAAGCTTGGCAAACACCAGCATCGATGCGTTGCGCTACGGGCCCTATCAGCAGCAAGGCGAGCTGCTCATCCGCAACCGCGGCGTGGTGGAGGGCTGCGCGATTACCAAGTCCACCACGGCGGCGCGAAATCTGCACATCGCGGCCGGGCGCTGCTTTGCAGGCGGCAACGTCTTCACGGTGGCGCAGCAAAACAACGCCGCCAGCGTCCCGCCCAACACGGGAGGCACGGCAGTCATGGTCTCGGCCTACCTCTACCCGCACGCCAGCGGCACCTACAAGCTCGCCGTCACCGCCATCGGCCAGTCTGTGCCGGACAACGGCATCGAAATCTACCGCCTCACCATCCCGGCGGGCAGCACCGACGCCACCGACCCCTATCTTGCCAACGTCACGTTCACCGACGTGCGCCGCATCGAGGCGGGCTACCCCGAACTGCTCGACAGCCCGCCGAGCGTGTCGCTCTCCTTCGCTCGCCCCATGCGCGGCACCGACTGGCGTATGGACATCGACGTGGTGTCGTCCACCGGCGCGCCCTGCCGGGCCGACCAGATCGTCATCACCAACCGCGCAACCAACGGCTGCACGCTGTGGCTTGGGTCTGCCGCCGACGACGTGCGCATTCGCTGGCAAGCCACCCGACTGCATGACTGACCTCTAAAGGAGACCCCACCATGCCCATGATCACCATGATTCAACCCGGCGCGCGCGTCGCGCCCTTTGCCGTCACCGACGCGGCTCTCACCATCGGCGATGTGGTCGTTACCTTCGCTGACGAGCAGCAGGACACCTCCGCCGAGGTCGTCATCCGCCACACCGGCAGCGGTTTCACCGTCGGCGGGCAAGACGGCACCATTGTCGCTGTCGTGCGCATCCCGGCGCGGCAGTATGTCGAGACCGAGGGCGGCACCGACCCCATGAGCGGCGAGCCCACCATCACCCGCGAAGCGCTGCCGCTGGATATCAACGCCGTCACCATCGAACTTTGGCCCTTTGCCGGCTGATCTGAGCAGGAGACCTGACCATGCCCACTATTTTCATCCGCGACGAGCTGCGCGCCAGCGTCGAAGCCGCCACCGGTGGCCTGTGCACCGTCCACTACACGCAATCCGGCCAGCCGAGCTACTTCCGGTGGATTCCTAAATTCACGCTGGACGCCATCGACTCAAGCCTCGGCGCCGGCGTCCACCCCGCCTTCATCGTTGATGGCGTCGAACGCGACGGCCTGTGGATCGGTATGTATCCAGGCGTTGTCAAAAACGGAGAATTGCTGAGCCTGCCCGGGGTCGCTCCAACCGTCGGCCAACCCTGCACCTACTTTGTCAACGCCGCGCGTGCGTGCGGCGCAGGCTTCCACGTCATGACCAACGCTGAGTGGGCGGCAGTGGCCTTGCTCACCGCAAAGAGCGGCCCCCAGCCGCGCGGCAACACCAACTGGGGTCGCGCGCATGACGCCACCTGGCAGACCGCCCGCCGTGTGGGCAGCGGCACGCCTGGCAGCACCTCTGGCGCCGGACGCACGCTCACCGGCGCTGGCCCGGTCACCTGGCGGCATGACGGCACACCGGCAGGTATTGCCGATCTCGTTGGCAACGTATGGGAATTCACCCCCGGCCTGCGCCTGGTGGACGGCGAAATCCAGGTGCTGGCCAACAACGACGCCGCGACCGCCAGCCTGTTCGGCGACAGCGCTCCGTGGAAGGCCATTCTGCAAGATGGCTCGCTGGTTGCCCCAGGCACGGCTGGCACGCTCAAGCTCAACTCGCCCAGTGCGTCCAACAATGACACCACTGCGGTCAACCTCGGCGCTCCGACCATTGCCACCAGTGTGACCAATTACACCGGCCCGGCAGGGGATAGCAATCACAGCTACGACCATTGCTACACAACGTTCGCCTCGTTATCCGCGACATCGGGTGCTACCGTCCCTGCCATCATGCGCGCCCTCGCGTTGGCCCCGCTGTCATCGCCGGCGCTTGCAGGAGGATTCTGGATGCGCAACAACGGCCAGCGCTATCCGTTACGCGGCGGGAGCTGGGACGACGGCGCGGTTGCCGGCCTCGGCGCGGTGAACCTGAATCACCCCGCGTCGAGCGCGAACAGCTTCATCGGCGCCCGCCCGGCGAAGGTGGAATGAGCCACGACGTGACGGGTCACGAGCCAAGCGCCGCGCCGACGCGCGGCGCGCAACCTGCGTTGCCACAGGCGTATGTCGAGCTGGTATCGCGCTTGGAGGATATGGACGTCTACGTGCACCAGATCACCGCGCATTGGCCAAAAGCCGAGAGGCACGGACTGGCGGCCGACGTGCGCCGTCAGGTCACGCTGCTGCATCGGTTGGTGGCGGTGGCGTGGAAGCGCAAGTCCAAGTCCGGCGCACTGTTCGAGCTTGATGTCGAGCTATACGTGCTCAAAACGCTCATCCGCAAGGCATATCGGCTCGGCTACATCAACGCCAACCGGCTGGCCGTGTGGATTGGGCATGCCGACGAGCTCGGGCGGCGCATCGGCGCGTGGATCCGTCACGAATCCTCACGGGGCGGCAGCGTATGAACGGCGGGAGCTGGAACAACGGCGCGAATGCCGGCCTCGGCGCGGTGAACCTGAATAACCCCGCGTCGAACGCGAACAGCAACATCGGCGCCCGCCCGGCGAAAGAACCTTTGGCCAGAAGCGGCGCGGCCACGGCTGCGCCGACCGTGCCACATCCTTCGGCGCTGCTGTCCTTTCCATGATGGATAAACCACCTGCATCCGGCGCGGGCGACCTGCTGGCACCGGATACCCTATTCGATCGCATCGTAGCCTGGGACAACCTCATCGCCGCATGGCAAGAGGCGCGCAAGGGCAAGCGACAAAGCGCAGAAGTGCGCCTATTCGAAGCAGACCTTGAGGCCAACCTCGTCAGCCTGCACGAGCACCTGCTGCGCGGCACGTGGCGTCCCGGAGAACCGCGGCGCTTCTGGGTTCGAGACCCCAAGTGGCGCGAGATCACCGCGCCGCCCTTCGCTGACCGCATCGTCCACCATGCCATCGTGCGCGTCATCGAGCCTCTGTTCGAGCGCCGCTTCATCCACCACAGCTACGCCTGCCGCGCCAGCAAAGGCACGCACGCCGCCGTCGATCGTCTGCACCGCTACATGCGTGGCGCCGCCAGGCGATGGCCGAACGCTTACCTGGTGCGCTGCGACATCAGCAAGTACTTCGCCAGCATCCGGCACGATATTTTGATGCACACGGTGACGCGCGTGGTGCCGTGTCCGCGTACACTGGCGCTGATGCAGTCCGTCATCGGTGGCTACGGCTTCGATGGCGTTGGGCTGCCAGTCGGCGCGCTTACCAGCCAGCTGCTCGCCAACGCCATGCTCGACCCGCTGGATCACTACATCAAGGACGACCTTGGCGTGCGCGGCTATGTCCGCTACATGGACGATTTCGTCCTGATTGCGCACGACAAGCACGCAGCGCAGCGCCTATTGGCGCAGATCGACGGCTTTGTCTCGGCCATGGGCCTGGTGCTCAACCCCAAAAGCGGCATCTGG